TTTTGTTTACTTTGATTTCACTCATGCAACTCTCCTTAGCCAGCAGTGTGTTGCCTTAGCATTTGCTGCAGATGCATAATACATGTGAGTGTTTTCGTCCTCAGCAACCTTTGCATAAACATCATAGGCTGTACCAGTATCAGTATTTACATAATGTCTAAATTTAATTTGATCTGCTGCAGCACATTGAATAATACAATGTGTTATTTCCATTGCATCACTGGTATCTTGACCAGCACCATCATAGTGTCTATGGTGAGTTGATGATACAACAGTTTCTGAACCACCACTTGGAGTTTGCGAAATAATAATTCCAGAATCCCTCATTGATCCGCCTTCTCCTGTTACACCCAAACATGCCTGATAATAAACCTCATAATATCCTGCTACAGGAATATCAAATCTATCATTTGCCAAATTAGCCACACTCCCATATGTGTCTATATCAGAGTTATCCCAACTATTGAGATGCCAAGACTGCTCAGTGTGATTGTGGGTTGCTGTTGACATATTCATAGTTGCAATAACAGGTTTTGATGGCGTAATGATACCGGCCGATGAAATTGTCATTGCATCTGTACCATTGGTATGTTGTGCTTTGTTATATTTTAAAATACTTGCCATCTATATCACCGTTAATGCACCATTGATCGTAATGGACACTCCTGAGTCTACACCAATAGGACCAATCAATAATCCATTCGTATTAGAGTCAATTGTCAGATTTGCTTTTACGCTATTGCTTGTTGTTTTTAACGCAACACCGAACGTAGTCGCAGCACTATCTCCCATGGTTAATTTACCTGATGGAAAACTAACTTCATCGGCAATTGTAATCTTTGATGCAGTTGCACCTTTTTCTATTCTGTCAACCCTAATAGTGCTTGTCATAACTTATCCTATGCGTATGGACTTGCGCCAAGAAGATCGGTGTCCCATGCAGCCTTTAGCTCATCAATAGTAGATGCGCTTGTAATAGCACTAGCTGCTGGTGCATCTCTCAACGCAGTCTTTTTATTTACTGCTGCTGTCTTTGCAGATGCATCATCAGCTTCCATCGCTTTCATATAAGCAACATCTTCTGCTTCAAGCAAAGGTTTTCTCACCTCTCTAATTTTTTCTTTAAAAATATTTTTTGCTTCTGTCATGTCTTCAGAAATAACGGTACCAGTCAAGGACCATGCATTTCTAAAGTGACGATCAGACGGAATACTAGTTGCATCGGATTGAACAATAGTATTACCGTCTTTATCGATAATATTAGTAGCCATTTTATATCTCCTATGCTACGTTAAGTTCAGTCGAAATGCGCCATGCATTTCTCCAAGTTCTATGTGACGGTAACTGTTCTTTTTTACAAATTACCATTTTAGGTCTGTTACCTTTATTCCAATTTTTCCACACTTCCTGTGGAATATCTTTCATAATTAAATATTCGATTGCCTCTTCTTCCGTCATCGGATCCATAGGTTCCGTTTCATGTAAAAGATGACCTCGTGTATGCTTTTTAAAATCAGGTTTTGCTTCATCTGCTGCAAGTTCATGATAAACCCATACCGGCGGAAGAATACCGCCGTGCATTGCACAAGCCATCCAGTTAGGATCCGGTGCCATGATTGCTACCGGTTCATCCTCATCATGTTCATATACAACACAATACTCAGATTGAATAGGTTCAAGGTTTTCCTTTGCCCAACATAATCTATCAAATAATTTATAGTCACTTAGTTTCACCGATTTACTTCTCCAAACATTTTGCTTCTATCATTTGCACTACCTGCATTATATTTACATATAATGCCATACGTAGAAGTGCTAAAGGTTCTTGTCAAATTAACGCTTGTATCTCTAGGATCAGTCTCATTACTTTCAGAAACAGAATCAGTGTTAACGCAATAATTAGTATCATCCATATTGGTTGTAAAGTTAACGCTATAATCTCCTGTTGTATGATCTGTTAAACTTGCTACGTTAAGACTGCCATTTACTGTAATTGTACTATTACCATTGAATTGAACCCATGACTTGGTGCCTTTGACAATACCTTCAGTGGTGGCTGTTCCGGCTGAACCATGCTCAATAAAGTTTGCTCTGATCTTACCATAACTCATGCTAAATCTCCATTACAAGAAAAGTTGCAATCGTTGTGGTCAACATTTGTTCCAGACAAGTTTGTAAATCTAAAATTGACTCGAGTAGTTGTGCGATATGGCAAGTCACCACTACCTCCCCAACTACCGGAATCCATTGATCCATATCCAGAACTTGTACCACCACCTGTGCCCGATACTTGAGAAACCCAATCATCATTATTCATAGCATTAGTCATTGTAATACCTTGAGCACCAGTACCATTATCTCGAATCGATGATATATTTAAACTATCACGAATTAGATTAGAATTGTCAGCCTCAAAAAATATCCATGCCTTTGTCATACCATGCATCATGGTCATCGTGGTACTACCACCTTCGGCAGTAACAGTTACGGCACCAGCAGCAGAATAACCTGTCAACTTATCTGTTTTAATTTCACTCATGCCAAATCTCCAAATACCGCAAGTTTATGGTGTTGATCAGTATAAGAAGAACCAGTATATGAATTAGTTCTACAGGAAGAAGTAGCATATGACCCTACCCACCACTGATTAACATTGTTTCTAAGTGACATATGTCCGGAATAGTTAGCGTTGTTCATGTTATTTGTAAAACTATGAGTGTATCTACCGGTGCCTTCATCTGTTAAACTGCTACAATTAAAACTATCTCTATAAGTATTATCCGAATAATTACTATGCATCCAGACTTTGGATGCACTTTGCTTATTTAAAGTGATTGCACCGCCATTAGTATGTTCAATGGAATTTGCTCTTAGTGTACTCATATCGTTGTCAAAGTGCCTCCATTTAATACTGTCAATGTCACGCCAGAATCTACAGTCATAGGTCCAATCATAGCAGCATTTGAATTACTATCTATTGTTACGTCAGCAGTAATGTTCTTTGCAGTTACATGAATTGGTTCGGTCACAATTGTTTTAGTGTTAACTGTGGAAAACTTATCGGCAGTAATAGTATTCCCGCTAGAGTTTATATCCATAGTGGTTGTTAATGTACCACCGAGAGTAATAGCACCGCTACTATCAAGAGTAACAGACGCAACACCACCATCAGGATATTGTAATTTTTTTACACCGATCGTACTCATCCGATTAATACTCCAGAAAAATTAGTCCAAAGAGAACTGGTACCGTAACCACCGTCAGCTCTTGCAACTACATCAATATAATCATTAGCGCTTAATTTCATGATCGTTGCAAAATCCCAAGAGTGGTGGTGTGCGCTGTGTGTACCTACACGTATTCTTAAATAGTGCGATCCATTTTTCCTAAGTGCAAGATCCTGACCGGTATCACTAATTGCTCTATTTAATGTACATACCGTAAATAAATATTTGCCAGCGACAGGTGCGGTAAATCTCGCATTCGATGTATTATAGTGACTACCATCATTATAGTGTGTTTCATTAAAGGCATATAATACGTCAGTGCCTGTCGAAATTTCTCCATCATCTCTAAATGCAGCAAAACCAGGCTGATTAGGTTTTACTACATAGCCTTCTTTATGTATTCTAAAATGAAGATCGCCACTATCATGTAAAAACTGGAAATCCCCTTCGACATTCCAATTTTTAAAAGTCATATGCCCAGCGTTTGAAAGACCAATAGTAGACAAATTACTATTTTCATCTGTTATTCTTATTGGCGCAGTGGCACCAGTAGCACTTGCTCCATAAGCGGTAATACCAGCATTTGCCATGATCCTACCAGCAAATGTAGAGGAGTCTGTAGATGCCGACACAATCTTTTGGTCAAACGTAATAACACCACTGCTATTGACTGTCAATGCGTTAGTTCCATTTGGATATTGTAATTTTTTTACGCCAATTGTACTAGTCATTAGAATACCATCAATGTTCCGTTAATTGTTATTGTCACGCCCGAGTCGATGTCAATAGGCCCAATCACCATTCCGTTTTCTGCAGAATCAACTGTTACATTTGATGATAGAGAATTTGGATTAAATGAAAATCTGCTATCAACAATATTTTGTACAGTTGCCGAATCTGTGCTCGGTCCTGCTCTCGCAGTAATGTAACTCGAGTCAACCAGATTAGTAATAGCTCTTCTAATCTTTACGTTGCCAGGA